CTAAATACACGCTATGAAAATAGAAAACCATCAATTTTATTATCAAATATTCCACGAGAACAATTAGCAGATTATCTTGGTGAACGTGTAACCGATAGGTTGCGTGAAGACGGAGGTAAAATGATTGGTTTTGATTGGGATTCTTACAGAAAAAATTTATGACTATACCAAATTTATATACAGTTAGACCAATAATTTCTAGTGAATGCAAAGAATGGTTTTTAAAAAAACATTATTTAAAACGATTGCCACCTATGTCTTATTGTTACGGTCTTTATAATAAAAATTTAAATTTGATTGGTGTAGCAAGCTATGGTAGACCTGCTGCACATGGTGTTGTTAAAGGTGCATTTGGTGGCGAATTAATGGATAATTTTTTAGAATTAAATCGTTTAGTAATTAATGATGGACTACCAAAAAATATTTTATCTTTCTTTCTGTCAAAAACTTTAAATTTTTTACCAAAACCACAAGCAATAGTATCTTATGCGGATACATCTCAAGGTCATCATGGTTATATTTATCAAGCAACTAACTGGATTTATACAGGTTTATCAGCAAAAAGAAAAGATTATAAATTAAAAGGAGTGCATAATTTACATAGCCAAAGTTTATTAGATAGAGAAGGTAGGTACATGACTAAAAATAAAATTGCTAAAATGAAACTAAAATATGGTGATGATTTATATACAGAGCATAGACCTAGAAAACATAGATATTTTTATTTTGTAGGAAACAAAAAACAACGGAAAGAAATGATTAAAAATTTAGCTTATAAAGTAGAGCCATATCCAAAGGGAAATAACAAAAAATATGATGCGTCATATAAACCAACAACACAAGGAGTTTTATTTTAATGACAACTGAACAAAAAATTACAGCAGCTAAATCACGCATACGTGAGTTGAAACTGTTAATTAAATTATGGAGTAAAAAAAATGGATGAATCTACTATTTTGAAAATTGCAAAATACAAATGCCAACTTGCAGAACTAGAAAGGCAATGGTGGTTTGAAGGTTTAAACAATAAATTTTATGATATTAATGTCAAACGCATAGAAGCAGAGTTAGCAAGGTTAGAAAATGATTGAAGTTGTATTAGGTTGGCCACCATCTGATCTATCGCCAAACAAAAGATTGCATTGGACAAAATTGGCTACGGCTAAAAAACAATATCGCCAAAAATGTAATAGCGTAGCCAAAGAACAGTTAAAAAAATACAAAAAAGCAACTGAAAATATACCAGAAAGATTAGTTTTAGAAATGACTTTTATACCACCAGACAGAAGAAATTATGACCGTGACAATCTTGTAGCGAGAATGAAATCAGGTATTGATGGTTTAGCAGATGCACTTAAAATAAATGATAAGCGGTTTAATACTGTGATTTCAACAATGGATCAAGATTACTTAGGTGGTTTTGTCCGTATACGCATACTACAGGAGATTCCTTATGGCAAAAAAAGTAAAAAACCTATCAGTGAAGACAAGAGAATATATGAAAGACGGAGTTAAGAAAGCTAACTGGCAAAACATTGGAGTCATTATGGAAAATGACGAAGGTAAACAATTTATGCTTATAGACAGATGGGTAAATTTAGCAGGGTTGCCTGATTTCAGTGACAAACCAAATCCTTCAGCAGTAATGGTAACTATGTTTGATGCAGATAATAATTACCAACCGGGAAAACCTAATCCTAATACACCAACGTATAAGGGTAATGATGATTTACAAAGTTTTGAAAAATTACCAAACGATGAAATGCCTTTTTAGGTGGACAATATAAAAGCTCCAAGCTGCTAAAAACCCAATACAACTTGGAGCTATTTGTAGTAATAATAAACTTACTTTTTCTTAGGTGGTCTACCTTTTTTAGATCCGTAAGTTCCTGTTCCTTTAGGCATAATTAAAAGATGTATTTAACTAAATTTAATATTGTATATTTTTAAAGTAATGTCAAATTTAATAAAAATTTATAAATATGAAAAGACATGAAACAGAATCTGGTAAAAAACTAAATCGTTTAAAAAAAATCAGAAGAAAAAGATTAGTCAAAGAATTATTAGATATACAACTACGAGGTGTAGATCACAAAATTTATATAACAAAAGATGCAAGAGCAGACCTAACAGTACATGATGGGGATTGGGTCACTGACCATATCAGGACTGCTATTGTTAAACATAACTATGAAATAAATAAAATACCAACTTTACAAGTAAAAGATTTTAAGCCAAGTGAAATTAAAGAATATGAAAAAACTTTTTTATTTGATAACAAATAGTCTTTTGTTCAATTTTATCTTTTTTCATTTCTTTTACAGAATTTAATGCTTCCAACTCTGCAAGACGACCAAGCATACCAGCAAGGAACACATCCTGTTTCATCTGATATCTAATTAAATGAATACAATAATCTTTTACATCATCAAAATTATCACTATTCATTACTTCCCTACATCTCATCTCAACAGAAAGTTCTAATTCTGGTGGTGGGGTTTCAAGTTTGATATTGAAAAAATCATTATCTGTCATTTAATACAATGTCATCCTTTCCAAACATATCAAAATTTGCTACATTTGCCATAAGTAGCCAGTAGTTTATTTACTACTACCTCCACAAATACGGCTACTTACTTACTATGGAAGATCAAGAAGAAAAAGATGGTATGAATTGGGTTTCAACTGGAATCCAGTTTATTGTATTAGTCTGGTCTTTAGCAGTTATCAGTTTTTCATATTACGGTAACTCGCCAAGACAAATTGATACAACTTTTGCTGCCGGAATTTTGAGCACAGTTTTAGGAAATTTTGGATTGAACATCAAAAAGAATGGTGACAAAAAGAAAAATAATAATGCTGTTAAAATAGTAGATAACAAAGATTCCAAAGTAGGTATTAGTAACACATGATTAAAAAGCTTCTACCATTTTTTTTCTTTTTTACACCCACTGCAACTTATGCAGATATTATTTCTGTAATAACTTCGTCAGTAAAACTAGAAGTTGCAGCACCTGGAACAACTGCTGATCGTATAGGTAACTCATATAGTGTTTCTGGTACTGGTGTGGAAACAACAGATGGAAGCACTGCTGGTAGCGTAGGTGGATTAGGTGCAGCCACTAATGGTGTGAATAGCTATACAGCAATTACAGCAAGTCAGCTAACAGATGGTGAGAGCTTCAGTTATACAGTCTCACATACGACAGGTGATACTATCTCTACAAGTTTAACAGTTGGAGAAGTCTCACCTTTCGGAGACCTTACAAGTACTTCTGCTGGCGTTGCGGGATCTTTAGCTGGTACTGTTGATAATCATGTTGTAACAGTAACGGCTGGTGGTGCTGGTACTACAGCTACAGGACAATATGTAACTTCTGTAACGGTAGACTAATGAGTTATGAAGAGGGTTTTACTACTGTTTTGTTTATATGTTTTACCTGTTAATGCAAACATTGTTCCTTCATTTACTACAGGTACGATGTCATCTACAACTAATACA